TCTTGAGCACCGCCCTAGCTAACGCTCTCTTCTCTGCCATCTCCATGACATAGTTACTGTGGCAGTTACCACCTTGGCCATGCCATGCGCTGCCAAAGGTTTCGATGTAGATAATAGCACCTTCCACACCTTCCTTGGTAGCTACTGCCTTAACAACGCTGAACTCCTGGGACACATGGACAACCTCGAACTTTACTTCGATGTCGTTGTTGTACTGTATCTTCTCGATACCAGTACGAGTGATGATCGCAACCTGCTTACCACCCAGAGACAGACGGAATATATCCTCGTCTATATCCAGGCCATTAGCCTTCACCAACTCTGTCAGAAACTCTTTCTTCGTGCTCATGATTATCTCCTTGCTAATCTCTGAAGCCTACGGGGTCCGTACAACCTGAGTCTGAAAGAACCCCATACTCATTAAACTCATCATCGTAATCATACCATCTTCTTTTGGGGTTTACTTCGCGCATCATTTCCATTGCTTCTTTCTTTGTTTTGAATTTACAACAAGAGTCGTCAGGCCAGTACATACCCCAACAAATCTTACTACCTTCCTTGTCAAAGATTGGTGCTACACTATAATGCTGTAGGGCGTACCCCTCGTGGTAGTACCCATCATATTTATCGCGAGTTACACCTTTGAGGTTATTCTTTTGCAGAAAATCCCAATACTCGCTGTCATAATGGAAATGTTGCACAGAATTTTCTTCCGTAAACTCAACATCTTTGTGTATAGCTCTGTCCCATATATCTAACTCATTCATCAGTGATCTCCTTGAAATGTTTAAGCCTCACTACTACATAACAGTCCTCGTACTTCATCTGCTTCTCATGCAGAACAACCATCGGTGTCCTATGTTCTGCCTCAATCTCTGCTTGAGCCATCGCATCGTGCAGCCAGGACGGTAGAGACTTCCGGTGCTTCACCTCGATACCCCACACCGGATGCTCTACATCCCGCCTCGACTCACCGTTACAACCTGTTCGCGTGCCGCCCAATAGCCTAGCGACGGCACGTTCACAGTGTTTCCAGGTGCTCACGCAGCCTTCAGTGCTTCGAGGATGGGAGCCATGTCAAGACGCAGGTTAAGATACTGCTTATCCCTACGCTTGTTGTTGGCCTGCACCTTCGGTGTGGACCACCGGCAGTTGTCAGGCTCGTAGTCCCCGTGAGGATTGATGCGATCAATCGTCGTACCCTCGGGACGCTCACCCATATCTTCGAGGAAAGTCTCGAAGCTATTGACCCAACTGTCACACATCTTCACGCCTTTAGCACCGTAGTATTTGTAGCTAATCTCATTCGGATTAACCACCCGCTCCCTAGCTTTACGCCAGGAGTTATACGTCGGTGTACGTTGTCCGGGGCCAGACCCGATTGCGTGGCCATGTCTTGAATACTTCATAACAATCTCCTATATGTTTGTAGTCGTGTAGTCGACTACATGAGTGAATGGATGCGACGGATGACACCAGGACCGAAAGGAGGTTTCGAGTCGCAGAAATCCTGATGTCTATCCAGATGCCGTCGCTCACCTGACCAATGCTCCACGACTCATATATCTATACCTAGCATTCGCGATAGTTGCTTCCATCCTTCTTGGTAAGCAGGATGATCTTTCATATAGTAAATAAGAAGCGGCACTAAAACTATACATACGAGAAATAAATAAACCATTGTTGACAGGACAACAAACAAATATTCGAAAAATGTTTTGTAACTTATGTCCATAAGGTAAGTCCTCCCAGTATTGTAACTACTATAATCAAGGCATACGCTTCACAATGTTCTTTCCTGAAGTATGTTTCTTGCAGCGATCTTGCCATTCTTCTACAGATTCGTCTTGCTCTTTCCAATATCCCATCTCCTTAAGTAAGTCCTTTAATGATTTTTTGTAGGGTAGTAGCTCCCCATCCTCTCCTCTCAATGGACCTTTAGCATACCGATCAGTCCAGTGCAAGCTGCACAGTGGCATCGGAGACAACTGAGTAGCCGGTGCCTTACAGTCTACACACTTTTCATTCATCTAATACCTCCTTCTTCTCTTGCTTGTTAGCTTCCTTCCATTGTACCATAGTTTGCTTGGGTTTGTAAACATGATTTGATGTATCAATCTCCACTATCTTCTTGGCCTTAGCGTAATTACCCGCATTCCAATACGGATTCTTTGGTGCGCCCAGACCACCAGTCATCATCACGTTGTTCGCAGAAGAGAACCCCATCCCACCTGTCCTCATATCAGCCGAGTGCGCTTCGACTATAGCCAGGTCTAGATCACCCATCATATCCTCAAGGTGCTCCTCTTGGGTATGCTCAATGCCAGTATAATCCTGTAGATTAAAGTACACTTTGAATATCCTCCGTCTTGCCGGGACCTTCTGCCTATCCGGGACTTGCGTCAGGTCGTTGATTTGTTCAGCGTATCGTAAGCACCTATCCATATAAGTATCTATGGGTGAGGCACCTCTCTTTCTGAGGTCGTACGCCACCTTGCGCTCTAGATTCTCCGCCTTCCTTATTAGTTTTTTTATTTGGTGATGATAATTCATTTGAGTTATGGACGGTAATGAGAGATTGGTATATTATACAGCCAATATCTCCACTGTCAACCCCCCTTTATTCCTCTTTAATATCATACACCTACAGCTTAAAGGTATATAATATAGAGACTATGAATACAGATGATAGACAAGAGCAGAAGCAGCGCCGCGCAAAGCGGCGTAACTTCGTTGCGAAGAACAACTACAACAAGGCGAAACGCCACGCCACACTTAAGGATTACAGGCGTAAGCCTAAACACGCTGCATCACTCGATCCTCTATCATCTCAAGAGTAACCTCATCTTCGGCCATCTCCTCCGCATCCTGGGCCGAGAACCCAAGGTCCTCATAATACTGAGCCAACTCCATCACAAGCTCATCCTCTGCATTTATATACGGTTGATCTGCTTGCCATCCCATCACGCCACCTCCTTCATAAGATACTTCATTGCCTTGCTTGCATCGGCTGCTGCACTAAAGACATAAGTCTTATCATTCTTTAGGCGCTCCAACCAAGCTCCAATATAATCCGTATGCCTCAGTTTGTCAAGCGGTATACCAAGAGAAGCACACACCATTGCCGAACCCAACTCAGCTACCAGTTCCTCGTAGGCATAAGCCTTCGTATCCTGCTCTAGCTTACGGTTCAACCTATGCTCTGCACCAGTAGCATGACAACCTTCGTGGGCCTTGACAGACACGGCGGCCTCGGGTGTATCGAAGGCCTCGTCGTTGGGGATCATGACTGCATCTTGGGAAGGAACGTAACAGGCTTGGTCACCACCTTGGTTGACACCACCTTTGAGGTTGAGGTTGTTAAGCATCTCGTCAATGGTAGACTTGGGATCAAACTTGGTAGTGCGTATAGTTTCAGGTAGGCCCGGTATCTGCTCTCTATTCCACACGGTATAGACACGCATGACTGGTCGAGTCTGGTCAACGCCATGCTTATCTTTGAAGTCCCAGTCTGTATAGAAGATGATCTGCGTGCCTTTCTTGTACTCTTCGTAGGGTATAGGCTCATCAACATCCATCATGTCAATGATCTGGTTCTTGGTGAACCATTCATTAGACTTATAGGGTGACAGCATACCCAGGATGAGCCAGTTCACGCCACTATACGGACGTTGACTCTTTCCATTGCGAGGAGATCGAACCAATGGGTTGCTAGTCCCATCGTCTGACCACTCCCTAATCCAAGGCGCTACGCCTTTCTCCAACCCATCGATAACGTGGTTGGTAATCTTTGTCTGCATCTCAGCTTTGGTAACACCTTTCCTATTTCTCATTACTTGTACTCCTGTGGTTCGAAGTAAGTACCTTCATCACACATCTGGGCGATGGCCCACTCACGCTCGTCATCTTCCATCATGCACTGGAGATGCTGCTCTTCAAGCTGCCGCTCCTCCCAACGTGCACGATCCTTCTGAAACTTAATGCTACGCCTCAATGCGTACGGCAGCACCTCCGGCTCATCAAGTGGTGGCTCTTTGATCATCTTGGTTCTCCGTGGTTAAGTAATCTGTTATCTCTGCTTCCGCCAAGGCGACTAACCTCGACAACGTGCCCAAGTCTACTATAGCTTCGGTGTTACTGTCAAGCCGAACCGAAAACAATCCGTCGAAACCCCAACGCTTAACTACAATCTCCGACCTAGACGGAACATCCCATATAGCTGCCATCTTTTCCACTGTATTCATCATTCGTCAACCTCCAAGTTTAGATCGCTATCAATCCTCCGCACCAAGACCTGCGACTGCCTTTCCAAAACCTTCATTAAGAAAATGGCGTTCTCCTCCAACCGATCTAACCGATCCATCAAATCGCCAAGCCTCCGCTCTGTATACAAAACATACTTATCAACCCGAGCCTCCAACTCCCTAATCTTATCTACTGTATCCATATAAACCTCCTAATCCTTGTTCAACCTAAAGAACTACTCGATTATACCACATTTTCAGTTAACTTGCGCCTCAAAAAGCGACCTCATCGTTCTCATTTGCGACGCCTCACTACCAATTCGCCTTAGCCTGGGGCCTCCGGCCCAAACCCCGCTCCGCTCCCGACCTAACAGCGGTCAACACGGGGGGGTGCTGTTATAAAGGCGCGACTTGTCGCGGCATTCATGCTGTTAAAAATTTTTTTAGAGGTGCCGAGGCCCCGAAGGACCCCGGCTTCCCTAACCTACTGCTGAAGGACGATGAGACCGTCCAACCACTGAGCCATCTTCACGACTGACTCCTTGGCTACCGTTCCCCGGCGGAACATGACCCGAAGCTTGGATTTCTGATTCTTCGCGCCTTTGCTGATCGCGTCGGCCAACCATTCCGGCTCGACTTCATCCGGGTCCGCCTTGGCTACAGCGTCCTCGACCATGGCGACGAGCTCGTGCTCGAATCGCTCGAGGTCGGCCTTCTTGGCGGCCATTTCCTCAGCATCGCGCAGGGCCTGTTGATCGCCCGATCCGAAGATTGCTTCCTCTTCGTCGACCTCAACCGCTGAAGTGTTCGACTTGATGAGGTGCTTCACCGTACCGCGCACGCCTTCGTCGTGCTCCCACTGCCCGAACTCTTCCTGCAGATACCGCAGGACCATGGCGGCCTGAGCGAGAGCGGTTTCCGGCGACTGCTCGTTGTCCGGCCCGACTGAGGCGGTGTGCCACCTGGGAGAACCTTCGTCGACCCCTCGGTCATCCTGCTCGTTTCGAACCTCGAGCGTCGGGTCCGTCGGAACCTCACCATCCCGCTTCCGCAGGATCGCCAGCCCGGCATTGAGTCCGTGCACTCGTCCGGTCCCCTGGATGGTGCCTTTGAAGGAACCTGGGTATATCTTCAGTTCCCGGCCCAGTTCGATTGTTGATTGAATGTCGTTTAATAGCATTAGAGTCTCCTGATATGTGAATTGATTTGTTTGAAAAATCCATGCCACCTTCGGGTCTGCGAACGCATCGCCCGGGGCCATTTCCCCCGATGTTGATCAACTGGTAGCGGACCACGAAGGCACGCATCTGATCGCACGAGTACGGCATTTACTGGCTTATGGACCTCAGCGCCAGAGACCTGACTATACTCGACCCTGGCCGAAACCGAAACCCCCTGATCTATCCAGATGCGACACCTTCTTACCTGTATGCGCCCACCGCTTCCTGGACAACCCATCTGTACTCTTCGTAGTGAGCGGAGCGGGGTTTCTTAACCAACGCTCACACCATCACCTCACCTTATCACCCAACAACCTCACCGTTCTCTCAGCTGTTATAGAGAGTCGTGGTCGACTTGTCGACACATTAGGCTGTTTCCCGCGCAGTATGCGCAGACAGGCCCGAATGGGGAGCCAGGTCGTATGGGCCGAGGCAATCCTTTGGGCCGACTCCCAAGAGTAGAGCCAGGTACGACAGGCTATGCTTCTACACTAGGGTAGAGTAAGGAACCCATCTGTCTCCTATACCGGACATAACTTGCTCATGGGTCTGGATGGATGTCCTACCCGCACGCACACACGGCGGAAGCTATGGACTCGCTTCGCTCGTACTGTACCCTCGCTATCTCCGCCTTCGCAGGAGCTCAGGCGCGCTCGCAACAGCCCCCTCCGTACGGGTATGCCGTGGATTGGTTGGCATGGGCATCCTGAAGCATGGGCAGCCGTGCAAGTAGTGGGCGGGGCACCCCCCTGCCGTTTTCTGTATATATAAATATCCATCCCATACAGCGGTGGGCTATTTCAAGCAATATAATACTTTACTAATATAGGAGCAGTACCATGGCAAAGAAGAAAACCACGCAATCACCTGGAGAGGCTGACAAAGACTTTGTGGCTGTCCTGAAGCAACTCTCGCGTGAGGGGTCGGGTAGCGGCTCAGACATGCGTAGGAAGCGCAGAGTGTCCGTTAACAACCTCTCTGGTAGGGGTGGACCCACCTCGGGTTAGAATGCCTGTCAGGAAGGTTAAAGGAGGCTACCGGTGGGGTAAGGCCGGCAAGACCTATAAGAAGCGTAGTGACGCTGCTAGACAAGGCAGAGCCATAAAGAGGAAAGGCTGATGTCAGATTATCAGAATTATCTGGATGAGGAAGATTATAAAAGACATCTACGCCAACAGCAAGAAGCGTTGATGCGCTTGCATGGGCCTTTGACACCAACACTTGGCCCAACGTATCAGGAGAGCACTCCCACATTCGACCCGTGGACTCCTTCTGGTCCACAAGGTGGTAGTTACGAGATGCCTGCGGGTGGTCTACCACAGTACACGCCTGCACGTTCTATCCTTTCTCCACCAAGCGAACAACTTGCAGGCCCAACATCCAGATATTCTGGGTCTCTCCTGCCAAACTATTTTCGAGGAGGTGATGAAACTGGGAAGCCTTGGGTAGATAGTGTTAGTCCTATCTTTGATATAACGCCAGAAATGCTTGCAATAAGCGACCAAGGAGCAGCACAGCCAGTAGGGTCTATGCTTCCTCCTGGGCGGAGTTTAGCCGATGGTCCTGGGTATGGAAGTGGTGGTTGGGGTGGTTGGCCTTCAATGGGACCTCCAAGCGAAGGTAGCGCCTGGGAAGGTATCCTAGACACGCCTGTTGATGTGGACCCTGGGATAGAACATTCTGATCTAGGATTTGCTTTATCGTCTCCGTATCGGGATAAATTTGTTGATGTCGGCCTTACACCAGAGCAGCAGCCGATACTTGCTGAAATGAATGAATCGGCAAGACAGAAGGCCATATTAGAAGACTTGGGCTCAGAAGCCTATATGGACTACTTAAATCATGGGGTGCCTCCTCTTTTCTCTTCTATGGGAACCGAGCAAAGACCGGAAGTCGGTATGACTTTAGCATCGCAAGATAGTCCTATATCAGACTTGTTTTCCTCTAGTAAGCGAAATTATACTAGCGAAGACTTCCGCCGTTCAAACCACCCATATGGACAAATTCAACAATATCTGATTGATAAAAGTAAGAGAGACTACGAAGCACGTACTGCTGTTCCTCAACGCGACGATTTTCCATCACTAGACGAAATGAGATCGAATGCCTTAAGCATCTGGAAATCGAAACCCCAACAAGATACAGACATGTACTATAAATGGGGACGACACCCAGAGGTCCCAAGTTCGTTACCGCTTGGCCCACGTGTAGATGAGCCTATAGATTATTTCGAAACTTCTGTAACACCATCAGCGGGTGGTAAAAAAACCTTTGGGATGAGTAAGGTGTACGGTCCAACCGAAGGCATCTATGATCCCGTGGAAGCAATTTATGCCAACCTTGGCATTACAGCTCCAGAGGTAAATAAAAGCATACCGAGCGGGTTGTTCAGCGATGCTTTGGAGGCCAATACCAATATTGGGTCTGCGACCTTGGATGCGGTTGCTGCTGCCAACAAAGCACTTTCAGATTGGGTAAACAATGCGTCAACGGAATATGCTAGTGGCACAGGACGTGGAACAGCCGGTGGTGTAACCACGGCTGGCTATGGAAAAGCTGTTGATTCTATTTTGAAAGACTATGTATTTCCGATAACTACTGGCAAAGACTTTTCGGTCTATGATGCCGAACAGAAGGCCGTAGAGGATATGTTGAGCGGGAAACTCCTAACCGATAATCAGGCAAATCGAGTGAAAGGTAGTCAACTTGCCGATTTGAATCCAGTATTGAATGCGATGCAATCTGTTTTACAAATACCTGACCAAATAAAGGATGATCGAAAAGCCCCCGATAGAGATGTTTCGTTATGGCAATCTATCATAGACGGATCAAAGGCAATGGGTTACAATCTTTTAGGAACATTTGGCCCAGGAGATACCCCGGTTACAGCGGCCTACGAGCTAATGAACAGAGGCTATAGGTCCCCTGCTCAAATTAGGGCTGGTATACCAGACATGGTGTCTCAGGTAGATTCTTTCAGTACTCGTCCTACACCGGGAATTGATGAAGCAATAATAAATGAATCCGCTACTCTAGGGCCAAGAGCGGAACCTGACTACGATCTGGTTAGTTCTGGGCAACGAGCAAGTCATCCAGGCCAAGCAGGTCACGTACCCGGCCTATCTGGTACCTATACTATACCTGAAATGTCTGCAATGTATGACACTACTGCTATCGCAGACCCATCGATTACTGTAGCCAATACCATTGCACAAAGAGAGGCGGAATCATTGGCCGCGCAGCAGAAAGCACTGGAAGAGTCTGGCCTTACTGGGGAATATAGGGCGCTATCGGAGAGAGCACTTGGCGACCTTGGGTTGTATGAAACCGACAAGATAGGCGATATTATAGCGGGTCAGGTGCAAGCGCAGCAAGAAGCAAAGGCCGAGGCAGCCCGTCAAGCCGTCATAGCACAGCAGATGGCAGCGGAACAGGCGGCGAGAAGCCGTCAAGCCCAGAGAGCAGCCGAGCAAGCTGTAGTGGCTAGGAACCAACCCGATAGAGGTCTACAGGAAGCTCAAGCGGAGATAAGCAGGGTTGCGAACATAATAACTCAAGCAAGCAAGGTTCCTGTGGATAGAGGATTGAAGAGAGGACAGAAAAAGGTAGCGAAGAAAGCTCCTCCAAAAATAACTCAACCAGTGTCTAGGCCCGAAGCCCGACCAACCCACGTGCCTAACTACGTTTGGGTGGGTGGTTTGAACGGCGGTCTTGTCGATCTTAACAACCCAGGAATGGGCGATGTTAGAGGCCCGGACAGGGGTGCAGGCGATAGGCTTGGTATAGAGTTGGGTGCTGATGCTATGACTCGTGGAGGAGGAACGGCACCGGGAAGCGGTATGTTTGGTTACGGAGATGCGGGTGGACGATGACAATACTACAAGATAAATTCATAGAGCACTATGTTCTCACAGGCAATGCTACGAAGTCTGCTATCCATGCAGGCTACTCAGCAAAGACGGCTAAAGTAAAAGGCTCACAACTAAAGGCGCAGTTTAGTAATGAAATACGCGAAGCAACTCAGAAATTACTTCAGGATAAGATTCCTGCGGGTTTGCGGTGGCTTACGGAATTGGCTGAGTCGGCTGAATCCGAATCGGTACGACTTGGTGCCATCCGTGACCTCCTTGACCGGGGTGGACTTAAACCCGTCGAAAGGATCGAAACTACCACAATCGAAACCATGAGCAACGAGGAGATACAGAGAGAGCTAGATGCGCTCCTCAAACACTAGAAAGCTAGAGCTTCTAAAAGAACTCAAACAGCGGGAAAGGTTCAACAGAGTCGATACCTA